GCGGACGGTTAAGAAAGTGGCTAAGTTATTGGACGTTTCGCCCGTAACCTATCCCGCATATAAAGATGCGACAGTGGCAGCCCGAAAAGAGGAGGAGCCAAAAGAAATTAGAACAGCTGAAGTTAAAACCAGCGACGATGATAAATGTGTAACTAGTAAAAGACTTAAAAGAAAAAAAATGGATTTAAATGAAATGAAGACTCTCCGTAGTAAAAACTATGAGGAGCACGTATCTCTTATGGAGAACGCAGAAAGCGAAGGGCGTGAGCTCACAAATGAGGAGGAGGCAAGAGCCGACTATCTCGAATCAGAAAATGAGCGCTTAGATAACAAGTTAAAGCGCCGTAAAGCACATGAAGACATGATCGCACGCCAAGCAAATTTCGCGGGTAATTCTTACTCTGAAACAAAAGAGATGGATAAGATCAACCGATCTTTCTCACTATCTCGCGCAGTTGAGGCAGTATCTCACGGGCGAGGGCTTGAGGGCGCTGAGGCAGAGTGGGCGCAGGAGGCACGTTCTGAGATGCAGGCAAGAGGTTTGCAAATGACGGGGCAAATTGGTATACCTGAAGCAGCGTTATATAGAGGGGGCACAGCTGATAACTTTCAAGCAGGCGGCACGGGCATGGGCTCAGGTTACGTACCTACTGAGGTAGGCGGTGTGATTGAGGCACTACGTGCACCTACTCTTACCGAGCAGCTAGGCGCAACAACAATAAACGGCGCTACGGGAAATCTTAAATTTCCAAGAGTAAGCAAGAAAGCAATCGGCACGCAAGCGGGCGAGGTTGTAAGCTCTACGGCCTCAGGTATGGAGCTAGATGATTTGGATCTCACACCAAAAAGAGTTGCAAGTTTCAGCAAATTTTCTAAGCAATTAATTTTGCAAGGAGGCCAGGCCGTAGATCAGATGATCGCGCGTGAGTTAGTTGCAGGGGTTAACGATACAATTGATAAGGCTGCATTTGTTGCAGCGTTAGGCACACCAACAACAAACACGGCGGCAGTTGTGGCGGCAGACTTCTTTGCTATGGAATCAGCAGTTTTAGCGGCAGGCGGTGACTTAGCATCTTGCAAGTGGGCAATGAGCCCATCAGCATGGAGCGCGTCACGTAGCTTGGCAGCAGTTGCCTCAGTTGATGCATTTTGGGATCAGCAGCGTTTCGATGGGTTTACTGCAATGGGTACACCTAATTTGTTAGATTCGGCATCTACTGAAGGCCAAGTGATTTTTGGAGATTGGCAAAAAGGGTTAGTGCTCGCATTTTTCGGCGGCATTGATTTGCTCGTTGATCCTTACACGGCGGCGGGTACAGCGCAAGTATCTTTACATTTAAATAAGTTTTACGATGTCGGAGTACGCCAAGCAGGCGCTTTCTCATCATTAGCAGCGGTGACAAATGGCACACCTGCTTAATAGTTAAACAATAACAGAGACGGGGGGCGAGTTGACGCTCGCTCCCTCTTTTTGTATAATTCTCAGATATGAAGTTTACAGTAGCAGATAACCCACTCGGGACAGATATTATATCTCTCGCAGAGATGAAGTTATTTTTGCGTGTAGACCATAGCGAAGAGGATACAACGATTTCAGCTATTATAACGAGTGCAGCTATGGCTGTACAGGATTACACTGGGAGAGTTTTTGTGAGCTCTACCTTTACGATGATGTTGGACAGTTTTCATAACGTAGAGATCCCAGCGGATATTAGCACTGTTTCGGGTGTCACCTACTACGACAGTACAAATGCACTTCAGACGCTCGGCGTGACAAAATATTACGTTGACGCTTCACGAGAACCAGCGCGAGTCGCTTTCTTAGATACTCCTTCGATTTATACGGATAGATTTAATTCTGTTATAATCGCCGGTACAATAGGTAACCAAGCAAACCCACCACAGCAACACGCTATAAAAATGCTTGCAGCACATTACTACGAAAACAGACGGGCTGTAATCGTAGGTGTTAAGGCTTCGAAGATCCCACTCGGGATTGAGGCAATACTAAACCCGTACAGAATTATCTCCCTTGTATGAACATCGGAGCATTAGATAGAAGGATAGTTTTACAGCGTCCTAACTCAGTAGCGAATGACTATGGAGAGAAGGTTGTTACCTGGCTAACTTACGCGACTGTTTGGGCTGCGATAGATCGCAAACCAAGCGCGACAGAGCGAGTCAGCGGAGAGCAGATGTTATCTTTTCAGCAAGTCGTTTTTAACATACGCTATTCAACTACAGTGAGTATCCTGGAGGCTTCTCACAGAGTTACGTATGATGGAAAAGTGTACAACGTTCTAGGAGTTCAGGAGGTCGGGAGACAGGAGCAGTTACGAGTTATCACAGAATTACGCGAGAACTCATGAGCGTAACTATCACAGGAGCAAATGAGCTCTTTAAAAATATTGACAAGCTCGCGAAGTGGAGCACTAAAGATTCCAAAGCTCTTCAGGACGTAGGGCACAGAGTCGGGGATGTATACGCGAATTACATAAAGTCAAATGTTAAGGACCTCGGAAAAGATATCTCGGTAAGAGGTACAAAAGTGAAGTCAGGACAGCTTAGACGTTCAGGCGGTACATGGCAACCAGATAAGAACTCTAACACTATTATGGGGGGACCTCGTACGAATGCAATCGGGCGAAGGAAAACCAAAAAAGCAGATGATGGGTGGTTTGCTCACATAGTTGAAAAGGGCGATTTCGGTCCCAGGTTTGGAGGTAAGCACAGGACGCAGAACACAGGCGTATTCTCTCGAGGTATGAAGGCAACAACAAACAGGAGTTTAAAGCTCCAGGAGATACTCTTAAAAAGGAACTTCGCAAAATATACGAAGCGATTATGACAGTCGGAAAAGCTATATACAACATCCTCACAAACGACACTACAGTGAGTGGGATAGTAGGGACGAATATCTTTCCAGAGATAGCTCCTCCAAATATCGACGTTCCATATATCGTGTACAGCGTTCTCTCGAATACTCCCAGTGAATCAAAAGAGGACGGGGGAGCGATAGACGTGTCGAATATAGAAGTATACAACTTTCAGGCTACGTATAACAACGCGATAGATTTAGGCGTGGCGGTTCGAGCTGCACTGGATCGCAAAAATGGAACGTATGGAGGCGTTAAGCTTCAAAGCATTCAATACGCCAACGAACAGATGGACGTCAACGAGACGAGGCATATTTGGGTGTCAATACAAGATTACTCAATAAGAACACAAAACATATAACATGGAAGATATAATTGTAAACCACTGGCAAAGTATACTCTTTGCTTTATTAATCGCAGCGAGGGCGATCTTTTCCCTCGTACCGTCAGACAGTCAAGCGGTGAAAATATTTGGCTGGATAGATATCTTAATTACAGCGCTTGTCGGAGGTGACAGACGTAGAAAAAAAATAAAAAATAAAAAATAATGTCACAAACAACAGGACTAATTAACGGCTCGAACTTACGGGTCATGCTTGCAGCAGATGGAGCAGCGCCCGTCATGGTCGATAACATCACAGATTGTAGTATCTCTGTCTCAAGCGAGATGAAGGACACATCGGTAAAAGAGGATGGCGGCTTTAAAGCTGTACTACCTGGTAGAGTCTCAGCTACAGTTAACTTTACAGCTTACTTTGAGGAGGCTGCTACAACTGGTTATGTACAGATTATGCCTTTACAATTAGCGGGAACGAAGCTCGATGCTAAGTTCACTCAAATGTTGGGAACAGCTACAGCTGAAAACTCAGGGGATCACGCGTTTACATTCGAGGCATACGTAGTAAGCTGCGACTTAAATGGAGGCGTAGAAGATACATCGACTTACTCTGTTAGCTTGGAAGTAGTAGGGACTATAGTATACGCAGCTATATCATAACATGAAAATCGAACTCAATAATATAAGCTATCCAGTAAAGGCTACGATGAGAGCCTGGAGAGCATTCGAAAAAGCGACAGGAGTTAAGGTTGTCGAAGTTGACGCTTCAGATATCACTTTAATACCTGAGTTAATTTACTACTTCGTAGTAGATGGATGTAAGGCGCAAGGTATGGAGTTCGGCTTAGATGTGGAGGAGTGGCTGGGATTGATTCAGGTAAGCGACTTACCAAAGTTGATCGCAGTAATGGAAGAGGCGATGGGGGGAGACTCTAAAGCTGGAGGAAAAAAAAAGGCAAAGATGAGCCTATAACGTGGGGAAGGATAGAGGAGTTAGGGTTGGGCTTATTGGGGCTCAGCCCTAAATCCCTCTACTCTCTGACGTTTAAGGAGTTCGGAAATGCGGTACGTGGAAAGAAGGAGAGTGAGGAGATGCTGGAGCGTTCCAACTGGGAGCGTACCAGGTGGCAAACTTCGCTTCTCTTAAACGTCCACACGAAAAAAGGGAGTAAAATATCTCCCAGAGATTTAGCTGTTTTCCCTTGGGAGAAGAAAATGAAAAAAGCTAAAAAAGATAACAAGGGCTGGGATATGTTCAAAGCTCTCGCAGTAAAAAAGAAATGAGATGGCAAAGCTTGGAGATTTAGTTGTACGGATAGGAGCAGATACAAGAGGCTTAAATAAGAGTCTGGGAAAGGTTCAGCGCAATATGCGCTCAATGACGAGCAACTTCACGAAGCTCGGCACTTCGATGACTAAGTCGATAACGCTCCCGTTGTTAGGTATTGCAGCGATGGCTGTAAAGAGTGCAGCGGATCTCGAGAAGATGGAGACGGGCTTTATTTCTCTCGCTGGAGGAGCTGAAGAGGCTGCTGCAATGATGAAGCAGCTTAACGACTTTACAGCGAAAACCCCTTTTCAAATAGAAGCAGTAGCAACAGCTGCTCGACAGCTTATAGCTTCAGGTACAGGGATCGGAGAGGTAAACGAGCAACTCCAGTTCCTGGGAGATATCGCAGCTACAACAGGACAGCCAATAAACGAGATTGCAGCTATTTTCGCAAAGGTAAACGCCAAAGGAAAGGTAGAGCTCGAGAATTTAAACCAACTCGCGGAGAGAGGCATTCCAGTATTTAAAGGTTTAGCGGATGCAACTGGATTGCTTCCCTCTGAACTCGGAGCTGGAGCTGTCACTGTGCAGCAGTTTAACGACTATTTAAAGGGCTTATCGAAAGAAGGGGGCTTTGCTGAAGGTGCGATGGAGAGACTCTCTCAGACGGCATCGGGTAAGTTCAGCACTGCGATGGATAACCTTAAACTTGCTGGGGCTGCACTTGCTGAAGATTTGCTCCCAGTGATAAGCGACTTACTAGATTACGTAGTAGAGTTATCTCAAAAATTCACAGAGCTTTCACCAGCTACAAAAAGAATCATTTTAGTTATTGGAGGCCTTGCTGCTGCTATAGGTCCTCTCTTGTTAGTTATCCCTAGTTTAGTATCTGGGATGTCAATTTTAGGAGCTGGATTTATAGCTTTAAAGGTTCACGTACTCGCTTTAAACCTTGCCCTACTAGCAAATCCCTTTGTACTTGCTGGAGCTGCAATCGTAGCACTTGGAGTTATTTTAGTCAGTACGTCTGGAGATATAAAGAACTCCCGTAAAGAGACAAACTTATTTATTGAGTCTTTAAAAGGTTTAGATAGACAAGCGACAATCAACGCTGTTAATGAGAAGATCAGACAAAAAACTGACGAGCTAACAACAGCAAACAAATCACTAGCAGTATCTGAGTTATTAGTGGCTAGAGCAACAGATAAGTTTGATAGACAGATACACAACCAAAGCGTATCGAGATACAAGAATATCGTTGAGGGTTTAAATGGGTCACTCGAAGATTTGGAGGTCGCATTAACTGAGGCAAAAGCTGTTGTTGTAGAGCCCTTTGTAAGTACAGTTATAACAGAGGATGTAGTTTCGATTAAAAAATTTGGGGATGGGATAGATGATATAGTTTCTAAACTCTGGGAGCTCCAGGGGATGGGTACGACTACCTTTCAAACTCTCAGCAATGGAATTCAAGATTTCGTTGTAAGCTCCACACCTCAACTCCTTTCGTTCCTAAATGACTTCTCTGTTG